GTGGGTTTGGTGCTGCTCAGTTCTATCATCAACAGGGATGGTATTACGATAATGACTCAGCTAATACTGATGATTACTCGTGGATGTTCAAACGCGCCAGAGGGTTTTTTGATGTGGTGACTTACACTGGTACTGGTGTAGTAAGGACGGTGAATCACAACTTAGGTGTTGCGCCTGAGTTTATTATCTGCAAAAACAGACAGGAAGGTGATGGTGTTGTTTATAGCGCGGCAATAGGTGATACTAAAAAATGCAGACTTTTCTCTACTCTTGGAAACATAGCAGCAGAAAATAGAGATGCGGGAGACGGTACGAATTATGGATTTACTTTAAGTTTATCCACAGATTCTACAATCAGGTCTGGCATTGGACATGAAACAAATAAAAGCGGATATAAGTTTGTCGCCTACCTATTCGCCACACTAGCAGGAGTAAGCAAAGTAGGCAGCTACACAGGCACAGGCAGTAACATAGATGTAGACTGTGGCTTTAGCGCAGGTGCTAGATTTATTTTGATTAAGCGTACAGATTCTGCAAGTTCATGGTATTTGTGGGATAGCAAAAGAGGCATAGTCGCAGGTAATGATCCTTGGATTAATCTAGACACAAATAATGCGCAAAATTCTGGGCAAGACGCTATTGATCCATTAGCTAGTGGGTTTACGGTAACAGCCGCTGCCGACGTTAATCAATCAGGCGGCACTTACATCTTCTTAGCAATAGCATAAGGACAAGACAATGGAATATCGTATTCAATCAACTGGCGAAGTCAAAACTCAAGGCGAAGTCAGAAGAATGCACAGCAACACATCACTGCCACGAGTGTGGGACGCTAACGTCTGCTCAGCTCTTGGCATAGACCCTGTACTCGAAGCGCCTAAGCCGGAAGTCACAGGCTACACACAGGCAGTCAGAGACGGTGCTACTCAGGACGCTAACGGCAACTGGGTACAGGCGTGGACAGTGGTTGATATGTTCAGCGACTACACTGACGACGAAGGCACTCTAGTCACCAAAACTGACCAAGAGAATGACTACCAAGCCAGACTGAACAGTGAGGCTGCTGCGTCTGTCAGAACACAGCGTGATGCTAAACTAGCCGAGTCAGATTGGATGGTTATCAAGTCAGCCGAAACTGGAATTGCATTAGCAACAGAGTGGGCTACATACCGTCAAGCATTGCGAGACATTACTACTCACGCAAACTTCCCATACTTACAAGATTCTGATTGGCCTGTTGCGCCTTAGGAGCAGAAATGAGCAAGTCACGAGACATAGCCGATAGCGCGGCAACGATTAACTACATTGACGGCCTTACGTCTGATGCTCAGACTCAGATAGATACAGCTACGTCTGACATTGCTACTAATACGTCTGATATTGCTACCAATACGTCTGACATTGCTACGAACACTTCTGCAATTGCTACCAAAGCTCCTATAGCTAGTCCTACCTTTACAGGCACTGTTACTCTTGTTGCTGTAGATGAGTCATATAACGTAGTTACTTCTAGCTCAAATGCTACAACTATAGACTTAGACACTGGTACTAACTTTAGTCATACGTTAACTGAAAATACTACGTTTACTTTTAGCAATCCTGCGGCATCCGGAAAGGTCAGTGCTTTTTCATTAAAAGTTACGCAAGACACGACAGCTAGAACCATAACTTGGCCTTCGAGTGTAGATTGGGCGGCTGCTACTGCGCCAACTTTGACTGCTACAGCTTCTGGTGTTGATTACTTTGTATTTATTACACATGATGGTGGAACTACTTGGTACGGCTTTACTGCCGGACAGGCGATGAGCTAATGAGTGCAACAAATAAAATACTGCAAGCAGCGGCAGGTAATGTAGCCGGAGGGTATGAATACAATTATTTTGCTTTTCCTCAAGCAGTGGCAAATGGAGCTGCAAATTATTATGACAATTATATAAGCGTTGCAGACGTTTCTGCGCGTCCAACGATGTCAATGTATAATTATAAAAAATTGGATAACGGCTATTTTAATTGGTACATGCGCGGACTAGCGGGCGACCCTGAAAATCATGTTGTTTTTTGCACATCACAACAGGGGTCAAAAATTTACGCCATAGATATAGAAAACTCAATGAATATTTTATGGTCTAAAAATGTCTCATCAGTTAAGGCTTTAACGCACGACCATGAAAATAAAATTCTCTACTACATAACCGGAAACAATACTTTAACAGCAGTAGACTCAACTGACGGATCTTCTCTTGGTACTTTATCTACTAGCGGCTTATCATTTACGCCAAGCAACGTATTTAACGCAACTTTAGTAGACGACAACACTCGTCTTGTAATTTTTCAAAGCTATGTAAGCAGCGGAGTAGCATATTCTGTGGCGACTTTCGATGTTTCTAATCCCGCAAATATGAGTCTTCAATCGCAAAGTGGCGTAGCCGTTTATAATAGCGAAATAAATGGATTTGAGTGGGATGCTGAATCTGAAATACTATGGGTAGTTGGTTATTATGACCAAAAGATTTGGGGTTTAACGAAAAGCGGCTCAGGATGGTCTAGCACTTATAGAATTAACTTATATGTAAGCCCGTTTGGAATGACATTAGCGAAAGGTTTAGATGCTGTTATTGTCGGAACAAGTGCCGAGCTACAGATTTGGGATGTTTCTAATCCTTCATCTCCATCAAAAGTTTACACTGGAACTGGATCAGAAAGAAAATACGCTTTGGCTTTTGACGAGAATGAAAAATTCGCATATGGCACAAGAATTCCATCTAGTACTACATGGGGTATTGGTAACTGGGATTTAAGCTCTTCGATAAGCAGTCCAACATTTACGCAGTTAGCAAATCTTGGCACTCCGTATACCACTTTTCCTTACTTCACAAGCTACAACGCAATCGTAACATAGGATTTATTATGTCAATTTATAGAGATAGGACAACTGGCGAAATTAAAAATCGCTTGCAGCTAAAAAGAGAAACAACTATGTCCCTTCCTTCTCAGTGGAGTGATAGCGTTTTGGATGCTCTTAATGTTGATTTAGTGATTCAGCAAGAAATTCCTGATTATGATTTTGCAACTCAAAAAGTAGAGCTAAACTCCACAGCTACACAAGTTAATGGAGAGTGGGTGCAAGGTTGGACTATCTCAACAATGACCGCTCAAGAACAGGCAGAGAATGATGCTCAAGCAAGAGCGGCAGTAAGACAGCATAGAGACGCACTTTTGCAGCAAACAGACTGGCGAGCTAGTAGTGATTTAGTTTTGCCAACTGAGTGGGCTACATACCGTCAAGCTCTTCGTGATATTACTTCGCAAGAAGGATTTCCGTACACACTGGACTGGCCTGTTGAGCCATAAATGACGCACCTGTTTTTGTTATATGTTCTGGTCAACGGACAGGTAGAGTCATCTGATATGTATTTTTACAATGTCCATAGGTGCAACTTTTTTGCAAACGCCATAGTAATGGGCAAGGTAGAACGCACGATTAACTCAGCACCAAGACGCATAACCCTCGCAGCATATTGTTTGCCACGAGTAGCAGATCCAAAAAAAGTAAAGGTATACAGTTAATGGATCCAATAACTATAAGTGCTTGTGTAGCAGGAGCAACTAGAGCTTATAATCTTGTTGCTAAGTGTGTAAATGCAGGTAAAGAAATTGAAAGCACAGCACAATACATAGGAAAGTTTTTTGACTCTAAAGAAAAAATTTTAGAAATAGAAAAAGAAAATAAATATGGGCCTAAGTTTTTAAGAGGTTCTTCTGTTGAAGCTCAAGCTTTAGAAATCCAAATGGCTAAGCACAAAACTCAACAGATGGAAACACAGTTAAGAGAGCTTATTGTTTTGTATGGCCCCGGAGAACAGTTTTATAACGAGATGATGAAAACAAGACGTACTATACGTCAAGAAAGATTACAAGCTGCAGAAGCTAGAGCAAAGAAAAAAAGATTAATTATAGATGGAGCATTGTTAGGTTTAATGACAGGAATAACAATGGCTTTAATATTTGGAATGATAAACTTAGTTATAGGAAGATAGTATGAAATATTTAAAAGTTATAGGTAAATTTGTAAAAGCTAAAAGCATGGGTTTGACTGATGAGCAAGCTACTGTTATTACTATTCTTGCAACTATTGTAATTATTGCTTTAGCGGTGAACTAAATGTTATCAATGCTAGGAACTCTTATAGGCCCTATATCTGCTTTATTAGATAAGGCAGTGCCTGATAAAGATCTTAAAGAAAAGTTAGCTCATGATATTGCAACTATGGCAGAACGCCATGCGCATGAACAAATACAAGCACAGTTAGAAATTAATAAAACAGAAGCAGCACATACTTCTATGTTTGTAGCCGGATGGCGACCTGCTTGTGGATGGATCTGTGTACTGGGAATGGCAGGTAACTTTTTAATTATACCTTTTGCTAATATGACTTTAAAGCTCTTAGAAACTGGCGTTGAAGTTCCTATGATTGATTTGAATACTATGCTCCCTGTTCTTATGGGCATGCTAGGTCTTGGTGGTTTAAGAACTTTTGAAAAAGTTAAAAAGGTAGAAAGGAACCAGTAGTATGGATTATCAAGTTCT